AGAGTCTCAATGGATAGACGGAGAAAATGTACGTTTTAGATACGGCACACCAGAAAAAATAGGTGGTTGGAGTCAATTAGGTGCATCTAAATTAACGGGTGTAGCTAGAGGTTTGCATCATTTTGTAAACAAAGCGTCAACAAAATTTGCAGCTATAGGAACTAATAGAATTTTATATGTATATTCTGGAGGTGTATATTATGACATACATCCTTTAGTTAATCCATCAGGAACAGCTATTACAAGTGCGTTTAGCACGACTAACGGATCACCTACAGTCACTATAACAGCTAACGCAAACGGTTTTCAAGCAGGTGATATAGTTTTATTTGGAGATGCCTCTACTTTTTCAGCTATTACTAATTCTAATTTTGCGGCTGCAGATTTTGCTGATAAAAAATTTATGGTTACATCTATTGTAGATGGTAACAATTTTACAATTACAATGCCTTCTAATGAAACTGGTAGTGGAGCTACTACTTCTGGAGGTATTACTTATTACAGATATTATCATGTTGGACCAGCAGAACAAATAGGAGCGTTTGGTTGGGGTATTGCATTATGGGGTGGTAACATACTAGGTGCAATTACAACTACTTTAAATGGAGCTATTACAGGTACAACAGGTGGTAATAATAGTTCTTCAACAGAAATTACATTAACTAGCACTACAGGATTTCCATCATCTGGTACAAACCATGTTACAATAGGAACAGAAGAAATATCTTATACAGGTATTACAGGAAATAAATTAACAGGTATAGGAAGAGCGGCAAGAGGAACAACAGCTACTACTCATTCTAATGGTGCGACAGTAACTAACTCATCTAGTTTTACGGGATGGGGATCACCAGCAGCTAACACAGATAAAGTAACAGATCCAGGATTATGGTCATTAGACAATTTAGGATCAACTCTTATAGCATTAATACATAATGGTGAGTGTTTTCAATGGGACGGTGATGCAGCAAATGCAACAGCAACAAGAGCAACTATTATTACAGGTGCACCAACAGCGTCACGTGATATGTTAGTCTCTACACCGGATCGTCACTTAGTATTTTTTGGAACAGAAACAACTATTGGTGATAAAACTACACAAGACGATATGTTTATAAGGTTTTCTTCTCAAGAAAATATTAATGACTATACACCTACAGCTGAAAATAGTGCTGGTACACAAAGACTGGCCGCCGGATCACGGATCATTGGAGGTAAACTTGGTAGAAATGCAATTTACGTTTGGACAGATACTTCGTTATTTACCATGAGGTTTGTTGGAACTCCTTTTACATTTGCTTTTGAACAGGTTGGTACTAACTGTGGATTGATTGGTATGAATGCAGCAGTTGAAGTTGATGGTGCTGCGTACTGGATGTCAGAAAATGGTTTTTTTAGATATACAGGTAAACTAGAATCTATGGATTGTTTAGTTGAAGATTATGTTTATGATGATCTTAACACAACATCTAACCAAATGGTTTATGCTGGTATTAATAATTTGTTTGGTGAAGTTGTATGGTTTTATCCAACAGCCGATTCTAATGTTAATACCCGATCCGTTACATATAGTTATTTAGATTCAACTGCTAAACGACCTATATGGTTTACTAATGCAAGTAGTCTATTTACAAGAACTACTTGGCAAGACTCTGCAGTATTTGGACTACCTCATGCAACTCAATACGATGCAGATACAAATAGTTCTTTTGATGTAACAGGAAACACAGAAGGAATTTCATATTATTATGAACACGAAACAGGAGTTAATCAAGTAAGATTGGGTGTAACAGCAGCAATTCCAGCTAATATTACTTCCGGAGATTATGATATTACACAGAAAGTTATTAGAGGAGCTGCAACTAATTTGGCTGATCTTAGAGGTGATGGTGAAAATATTATGAGAGTCAGTAGAATTATACCTGATTTTATATCTCAATCTGGTAATACTATTCTTCAATTAGATTTAAGAGATTATCCAAACGATACTGCAACTAGTTCATCACTTGGTCCATTTACCGTAACATCAAGCACCACAAAAGTAGATACTAGAGCTAGGGCTAGATCAATTGCACTTAAAATATCTAATACTGCAGTAGATACTAGTTGGAAATTAGGTACATTTAGGTTAGATATACAAGCTGGAGGAAGACGATAATGTCAATAGATAAAAGAATGAATTATGAAATACAAGGTGGTGTAAAAAATTACAAACCATCAGAAATGGTAACTGCACCAAGAATTGCTAAATCATCACCAGATACACCCACAGCTAAGTTATCTTACATTACACCTGAAGAAGAAAAAATACTTATAGATTTAAATTTATACGGATCTTTAAAAGGTAAACCAAATAGAGGACCTTCTGGTCTTCCTAGTTTAGAAGGAGATTTTGGAACTCCTGGTGGATATCGAGGTGGTGGAGATTATAGCTCTGCAGAGACTGGTAACTTTTCTGGATTTGATGGAACACCAAGTGGCCCAGAATTACCTCCAGGAGTAGATCCAAAACCAAGTCAAGAAGCATTAGATTTAAGATCAGCAGCAATTGCAGCTGGAGCAGGCCAAAGAGTTAATCCTGGTTTTTTTGATAGTAGAGATAGAGTATCGCCAGCAGAATTAGCAGCAGCTAAATCATTTAATCCATCTGCATTTGCAGCAAATCGTAGAGGTGGCATTATGAGTTATCTTACAGGTGGTGGAACTATAGGAAATTTAGCTAGAGGAATTGGACAATATATGGGTTTAGGAAAAAGATTTGATGAACCTACTTATGATATGCGTCAGTTCAGTAATATTAATCCAACTTACTATGATGATCTTGGTAATGAATATTTAGAATCATTATTACAAAACAATGAAAGTTCTGGTAGCGATGAAGTGTTATCTTTAGCTGATATGTCTGCCAAGGATGACTATGGTAATTCATATAAAGATTCTATATATGCTACACAAATGTCAGAAGAAACTTTTAATGACATATTTTCGGAAGGACCAGAACAAGAGCCAGGATTATAATGGCAAAGATAGTACAAACACTAACTAGAGCAAGCTCAGAGTATGAAGAAGATGTAGCACAGTCTTTAGTAAGGGATCTTGATGCAGTGTTAGAAAAACTTAACACTACATTTCAAGAAGAATTAAAACAGGAGATAGAAGCTAGAAGCTTTTTTTTAGATTAATGGCAGTAGTAAATCAGTATAAATTTGTAGGAGTAGATAATAGCACAAGCGGTAGCGCATTAACTCCATTTGGATCAGGTAATCCATTAGTAAGTGAAACTTATGTTATTAAATCTATACTTGTTACATCTGCTGGTACTCCAAGTGTAACAATTCTTAACAATAGTATTACAGCTATGAAATCAGCGCCATTAACAGCTAATCAAACAAAAGAATTATTAACACAACCGCTAATAGTAGAGGGTGGTAAAACTTTTACAATTCAATCAAGTACAACAGACTCGTTTGACCTGGCTATTAGCTATCTAAACATTAAGAAAGAGGTAACGACATAATGACAAATATACCAACAATAACACCAGAAAAAATTATAACTAAAATAACTAATAAAAAAACGGGAGAAATTTACGAAACGGAAGAAGCTTTAAAAGCTGCAAATATACCTGAAGAAGACGTGCAGAGAGATGTAACAGTTATCATGCCACCTCTTGATTTGTTTGCAAAAACCAAGTAAAGTATAAAACCCTATAAAAGAAGACAAAATTATGGCAATAACAGATATACAAATTTCAGAAGAATTAGAAACAGGGACACCAGAATTAAAAAGTTTAATGGAAGGTATGCGTGCAACTGATTCTAGATCATATGGACCAGAAGAACTAAGAAATTTATTTGCAGGTATGCGTCCAGAAGAATTAGAAACTAACGCACCATCTATCAAGTATAGAGGTAACGAAGGTCCTAAATCACCACAAGAACAAATGCAAATGGCTGGGCCTGATAGATATTTTCAAATTTTAGAATTTAAAATTAATGAATTAGAAGGTGAACTTGGTAGAGAACTTACTGACGACGAATATAAAGCAATAAGTGAAGAAGCCTACGACGAATTTAATAATCAAGCTGGTGGTCAACCACTACCACAAGATCCAACAAAACCAGTTAATCCTTTTGCACCTAAACCCACAGGACCAGTATTGCCTGACAGACAGATGGCAGCGTATGGTGGGATTATGGGTATGGATGGTAGACGTAAATACGGAATAGGAAGTAGATTAAGAAAACTTATACCAAATGAAATAGCTAAGGTTGCAGAAGTTGCAGCGCCTTTTGTTGCACCATTTAATCCATTAGTTGCAGGTTTAGCATCAGGTATTGGTGCGTATGATCGAACTGGTAAACTAGGTTCTTCTGCTTTAAGAGGTCTTGGAACTTATGGTTTAGGTCAAGGTTCTAGATATTTAGGTGGAGCAGATTTACAAAGAGGTATTAATCCTTTTAAAGGGATGAAAGGAATGAGATATGGTTTTAGTAAACCAACAGGTGAGGGCGGTATAAAAA